ACATCATGGACAAGACCACACAGCCAGACGGCTACGGCGGCGTCAAAACCGTTTACACGGTCGGTGCCGAGATCATGGTGGCTTACAGCTTCAACAGCTCGACAGAGGCAAGGGTAGCGGCCCAGCAGGGAGTTAACAACCGTTTCACGTTGATGACCAGAAAGAACGTATTACTGCGAGCTTTCGACATCATCAAGAGAGACAGGGACGGGAAATACTTCAGGGTAACATCAGACGGCGATGACAACAAAACACCGGAGACAGCAGGCCTGAATTTGAGGGCCGTGGAAGCAGAAGAGGTCAAGATTAACAATGAATAAACAGCAGGCCCTGAACGCTTTCTGGAGCGGCTTCGGCGTTTTGGCATTTGAAGAGAACAGCGTACCGGAAGATGACGTGATCTATGCCCTGATCAAAGCAGGAGTGGCGGCGGCAAAATACCCGTACATTACCTATCAGGTTTTGCTCGACGACATCGGAGGCCCCGTATTCCCGTCGGCATCCATCTGGGACAAAAGCACATCATGGGAAAGAGCGGACACGCTGGCAAACACCGTCTCGGCAACCATCCAGAGACAGAAGACCATCAAGCTCGACAACGGCCGGATGTTTATCACCAAAGGCTCACCCTTTGCCCAGCACATGGAGGAGCCGGGAGACAGAACAGTAAGGCGGATTTTAATCAATACAGGAATCGAATTCTTCACAGAAGAATGACGGAGGAAACAAAATGAAGTTTACAAGAATCCCACAGAGCACATTCGAGGAGCTTCAGGTCAACGCAGGAATCCTTCTAAAGGATTTCGACATTGCGACCGGAACCTTTGACGATGAGGACATCATAACAGCAACAACCGGCGGCATTGAGATCAACATCACACCGAGCTACGAAGACATGGGCGAGGACATCGACAACTGCCCTAAGAACACGATGGAGCTCAAGAGAAAGACAGACGCCGATGAGGTCAAGATGAACACAACGGCCCTCTGCATTAACGAAAAAGTATTGCTTTATTCACTCGGAGCGGCAGACAAGGACGCCCAGACCGGAGCTATCAAGCCCAGAAGAGACCTGAAGACTTCCGACTTCAAGCATCTCTGGTGGGTAGGAGACCTGAGCAACAACGGCTACGTCGCCTGCAAGATCAGCAACACCCTGAGTACGGACGGCTTCAGCCTGAAGACGACCGACAAAGGCAAGGGACAGGTAGGCCTCGGCGTTACCGGTCACGTTTCCATTCACGCACAGGACGTAGTCCCCGCCGAATTTTACCTCGGCGACAGCGAAGACGAAACCCTCTCCGTTAAACTTGACAGGAGCCGTGCAACGATCGAAGCAGGCAAGACACTCTCACTCACAGCAACAGCAACGAGCGGAGCTACGGTTGCATTTGCCTCAACAGATACCAGCGTGGCAACGGTTGACGCATCATCCGGCCTGATTACTGCAGTAGCGGCAGGCACATGCGTAATTACAGCAAAGGCCACAAAGAGCGGAGAAAGCGTCATGGCGACTTGCATTGTTACGGTTACACCCGCAGAACAGGGAGAGGGCTAACACATGAGATTATCTGATTACAAAGGCGAAGAGGCACTGGACGTATTAGCGGACATCATCGAGCCCCTGACATTCATCCTTGCGGATGAGGACATCCAGAAGATGAGACAGGAGGCGGCCGAAAAGAAAAAGGCCGTCCCGATGATCAAGTTCGTCGCCCCGGCGATCAAGAACCACAAGCCTGAAATCATCCAGATTTTAGCAAGGCTTCAGAATCAGACAGAGGAGGAGTACAGAGCCACCCTCTCACTGGCGACCTTGCCGCTTCAGGTCTTGGAGTTTATAAACGATCCGGAGATACAGCGGTTTTTTACATCACAGAGCCAGAGCCCCGAAACATCACCTGCCTCTTCTGGCTCTGCAACGGAGACTACAGAGGCAAAAGGGAATTAAAGCCTTTTATCAGATACTTTCTGGCGAAATACGAAGAGAGCCAGCGGGCCGAGGCATATCGAATTTATATGTCTGACACGCTGGCCTTTTTGAATAGAAGCATGACCGGAGCGGAAAACTTCCCGAGATACTTCGACCTGATCAACAACATACAGGAACCGGAGGAGACGCCGGAGGAGGTAATCTCGAGGTTTGATGCTTTGCGGAGGAAATAATCAATGAACGTTTTCGAGCTATTCGCAACATTAGGATTAGATACATCAAGCTACGACAAAGGACTGGACGGAGCCGAGAAAAAGGGCTCTTCTTTTGCATCAAAGCTGAAGACAGGCCTCGGCGTAGCGGCAGGCGTGGCAACAGCGGCCGTCGCAACAACGACAGCGGCAGTCGTCGGAGGCACGAAGGCATTCACCGATGCCGCCAAACAGACAGCGGCCTACGGCGATAACATCGACAAGACCAGCCAGAGGCTCGGCATCAGCAAAAAAGCGTTTCAGGAATGGGACTACGTGATGAACATTGCCGGCACATCCATGCAAAACATGCAAATGGGTATGAAGACGATGACTAACCAGCTTGATGCGGCCAAAAAAGGCAACAAGGACGCCGTGGCACAGTTTAAGGCCCTCGGCATATCCCTGAACGACATCAAGACGATGACCAGAGAGGAACTGTTCGAGAAGGCTATCAAGGGCTTTCAGAACATGGAGGACGGCACGAAGAGGGCCGCCCTTGCTAATAAACTCTTCGGAAGATCAGGACAGGAGCTGACGCCGCTCTTCAATATGACGGCGGCCGAGACGGACAACCTCATAAAAAAGGCCAACGAGTACGGCATGGTCATGAGCGATAAAGCGGTCAAGGCATCAGCAGACTTCACGGACAGCATGACCACGCTGAGCAATACGATGACGGGCCTAAAAAATAACATGATGGCAGAATTCCTGCCCTCGCTTTCGACCATCACGGACGGACTGGCGGGAGTTTTTTCAGGAACCGACAGCGAAGAGGGCAGTGCGAAGATTTGGTACGGCATCTCAACCCTTGCAGAAAAACTGACAGCAGAAGCCCCGAAGCTCTTCGAAATAGGCGGGACCATCCTGTCGGCTTTGGCATCATCACTCACGGCTAACCTTCCGGCATTAACGAAGGCGGCCGTGCCTGTTATCATGGAGCTGGCTACAAGTCTCATAAATCAGGCTCCGGCTTTAATATCAGCCGCCGCCGGAATAATCTCGACGATTACAGGAGCCCTGACGGAGAACCTCGGGACCATCCTGACAGCGGCCCAGCAGATCGTCTTATCTTTGGCCCAGAGCATCAGCCAGAACGCCGGGAGTATCATCCCGTCTATCGTTCAAATAATTTTGACGATAGTGACAGCCCTGACCAACCCGGAATTCACAACACCGCTCCTGCAGGCGGGCCTCCAGATCATCACGGGACTTTTAAACGGGATCTTGACAGCCCTGCCCCTGATCATCGAACAGCTCCCGGTTATCATCCAGAATATCAGCCAGAGCCTGCTCGAAGGGCTTCCTTTGATTTTGGATGCGGGCATCCAGATATTCATGGCACTGGTTAACGCCCTGCCGACGATCATCGAGGCACTGGGAACGGCCCTGCCGAGCCTCATCGACACCGCCGTGGGTCTGATAATAAAAGGGACGCCCCTCCTCTTGCAGGGAGCCTTACAGCTGTTCATGGCGATAATTCAGGCCCTGCCGACGATCATCAAAGCACTGGTTCAGAATTTGCCTACGATCATAACAACGACGGTTAACACGCTATTAAAACACCTGCCGGAGCTGATAACGGGAGCCGTACAGCTGTTCATGGGAATAGTTAAGGCCATCCCGCAGATTATCGTCGAGCTCGGAAAACAGATGCCTACCATCATTCAGAGCATCATCAAGGGCCTGAACGACGGCCTCGGCCAGATAACACAGGTAGGCGTTAATTTAATCAAGGGCCTCTGGACCGGCATTAGTAATATGAGTAAATGGATCGGCGAAAAAATAAAGGGCTTCGGAAAAGGCGTATTAAACGGCCTGAAGAGCTTCTTCGGCATCCACAGCCCGTCAACCGTTTTCAGGGACGAAATCGGACAGATGCTGGCCCTCGGTCTGGGCGAAGGTTTCGAGACCGGCATGGACAAGACCATGAGCGGCATGGAGAAGACAGCCCAGAGCACGGCCCAGAGCGTAGCGGACGCATTGACGGCACCGATTAACGCCCTGAACGCCGGCGGCAAATTTAGCGTGACAGCATCAGGAGCCGGAACGACATCAGCAACCGGAGCAAAGAGCGGATCCGTGATCAATGCCACGTTCAACCTTTACGCAAGAGAAGGTCAGGACATCAGAGAGCTGGCGAAGCAGGTCTCACAGGAAATACAGCACTTAATTGAAGACGAGGAGAAGGCTTATGCTTGACAGACGGATTACATTCGGAGGAGAAGTCATTCCTGCATATATCGGCTCGGCCCCGCATATCATCAGGGCCACCCGAAAGATTACGACAACCCCGGTACCGGGAAGCAACCGTGAAATAATAACGATGGAGGACGCCTGGGAGCCTTACGACCAGCCCTACGAGCTGTTCGTAGGCGACGGGACGCCCGACAACATCCAGGACAAAATCAAGCAGGTAGCGGAGCGGCTCTACAAGAACGGATGGCAGGTCCTCCTCGACGATTACGAGCCCGGGATCTTCAGGCTGGCCTATTACAAGGGACCGTTCGACGTGGAAAACCGCTTCACCCGACTGGGCAGATTTACGGTCACCTTCAGATGCAGAGCGGAGAGATTTCTGCTTCAGGGAAGCAACCCCGTGGCCGTGGCATCAGGAAAGACACTGACGAACCCGACACGTTACAACGCCCGCCCTTTGATACATATCGAAGGAAGCGGCAATGGCACCATCACGGTAGGAAACCAGACGGTGACCATCACCGGGATGACGGATTACCTGAACCTCGACAGCGAGACGCAGAACTGCTACAGATTAACATCAGAGAACAAAAACGATTTGATGGAAGGAGCATTCCCGGTAATACCGCCGGGAAATAACACCGTAACCTTCACAGGAGGAATCACGGCGGCAACCATCACCCCGAGGTATTGGACCATTTAAGAGGAGAGAACATGTTCCCGATTTTATATGAAAGCATAAAGACAGGAACCGTGCCGGCCCACAACGGGCTCGGCGTTTTGAGCGATTGCACGGCCTGCTACGTTGAGCAGGAGCGAAACGGCAAGTACGAGCTGGTCATGGAATACCCGGCAAACGGAATCCATGCGGAAGACATCGGGTACCGAAGAATCATCAAGGCGAAACCGAACTACACCGACAACCCCCAGCTTTTCAGAATAGACAGAATTGGCAAGGTCATGCGAGATGGCAACTTCAGCGTTTATGCGAAGCACATCAGCTATGACCTTTCTGGCTTTGAGATCATCAGCGGAGAAGCGGCCAACGCCGCCGAGGCCTGCGTCCTTTTGGAGAATGCGACAAAGATCAACCCGCAGGATGCAAACGAGAAGTACACCATCAGGACAACGAAGGAAACCGTGGCGGCTTTCAAGATCGACACGCCCGCCTCGGTCCGTTCCTTTTTTGCAGGGAAGCAGGGATCCTTCCTGGACGTTTACGGGCCGGCCGAAATCAAGTACAACAATTTTAGAGTCGACTTTTTAACAGCGGCCGGAGAAGACAGAGGCGAGACCATCAGGTACGGCAAAAACCTCCTCGAGCTTTCGCAAGAAATAGACAGCTCGAATTTATACACGCACGTCCGCTGTTTTTACAAAGGAAACGACGGGACGGTAATCAGCGGAAACAAGGTAGCGACCGGGCTGACATTGGACGCACCGAGAACGCTAGTCCTGGACGCATCCGGAGATTATCAGGAGCCTCCGACGGCGAACGAGCTCACGGCCAGAGCGACACAATACAAGAACAGCAACAATCTGACAACGCCCTCGAACAACATCAAGCTCGACTACATCCAGAGCGGAGAGCTGACAGGAAGAGTCGACCTTTGCGACACGGTCTCGATTTATTACGAGGCCCTGGGCATCACCCGAGCACAGGTGAAATGCATCCGGACCAAATGGGACGTACTTCTCGGCAAATATACGGAGACAGAATTCGGAGACGTTAAGCAGAGCCTCGTGAGCACCGTGGCAGGAAATACCCAGGCAATCACGGAGACAAAGACGGAAATCAACACAACCTACCAGAACGCCAAAGATTACACAGATGCGGTCAAGGCGACACTGGAGAACTCGATCGAAAACCTTCAGGACCAAATCGATGGAAATATAACAACTTGGTATTACGATTACGCCCCGACACTTAACAACGAACCGGCAGTCAACTGGACAACCGAGAGCGACAAGGAAGCCCACGCCGGCGACCTTTTCTACGACAACACGACACAATTCTGCTACCGCTGGACATACGGAGACAACGGCTGGGAATGGGTAAGGATAGAAGACTCTGCCATCACCCAGGCAATAGGAATGGCCCAGCAGGCGATTGACATGGCCGAGGCGGCCATTTCAGGCGTTGATGTCGAGTACGCCCAAAACCAGAGCCAGACGACGGCCCCGACAACAGGATGGAGCACAACAGCACCGGCATGGCAGGCCGGCTATTATATATGGAGCCGAACGAAGACGACAACCCAGACAGGCTCGACCTATTCCACTCCGGTCTGCATCAGCGGCAGGGATGGCGTAGACGGCCAGGACGGAGCCCAGGGACCGCAGGGCCCACAGGGACCACGGGGAGAGACAGGAGCAACAGGAGCTACCGGAGCAACAGGCCCTCAAGGGCCTCAAGGCATCCAGGGAATCCAGGGAGAACAGGGAGAGACCGGCGTAGGCGTGAGCGAAATCACGGAGCAATACTACCTGTCGACCAGCGACCAGACACCGACAGGAGGAAGCTGGAGCAACACCCAGCCGGCATGGGAATCCGGGAAGTTTATCTGGACCAGATCAAAAGTCGACTTGACAGACAGCACGACCACCTACACAACACCGGTCCTGGCCGAAGCGATCAACTCGGCGAACGACCTGGCGGACCATAAGAGGCGGGTATTCATCGGAGCCCCGGAGCCGCCCTACGACGAAGGCGACCTCTGGGTAAACGGCGAAGACATCCTCTACTGCTCGACACCAAAAGCAGAAGGCGAAGAATTCAGCGAAGAGGACTGGACGCTGGCCTCCAATTACGTGGGCAGAGACAGGATGCAGGAAGCAATCACCTCTGCCTCGGAGATCATCACAGGAACGACCGGCGGCAACGTCGTGCTTCATTTAAACAACCAGGGCCAGCCTTACGAGATCCTTATACTTGACAAAGACGACCAAAGCACCCCGACCACGATCGACAATGCAGAGCGAGTATGGAGATGGAACGCCGGAGGCCTGGGCTTTTCAGGAAACGGCTACAACAGCCAGAATTACATCACCGCCCTCACCCGAGATGGCAAATTCAACTGCGACATTGCAACGGTCGGACACATTGACGCCTCGACGGGCATCATCCAGCACCTCACGGCTTCGGTTTTTGAAGGCGGAAAGATAACCCTCGGCGGATTGAATAACCAGGATGGCGTCTTCGAGCTGAAGAACGCCGCCGGTTTAAAAATTGGAGAGATGACCAGCGACGGCCTGAAGTTTTACGGCCCCGGACCGGAAGGACAGAGGCCCTACGTCAAACTTAACAACGATGTCGGCTTTGCAGGCTACGACAAGAACGGACAGAAGCTCTTCTGGGTAAGTCAGGACGAATTCAGGATGAAGAAATGCGTAGCAGAGACAGAGATCAACGCCTGCGGTAAAATTAGATTTATCCCGGTGACCATCAAGGATGCCGGCGGGAACATCATCAACGACGGCGTGGCTGAGGTGGCGATCGTTTAAAAGGGAGAAAAGACATGGCACTAAGCGGCAGTTTTAATACATCCAAATACAATAACACCATCGGACTGAAACTATCATGGACAGGAACCCAGAGCGTCGCCAATAATACAACGACAATAAACTGGACTTTAACATCCAACGGCGGAAGCACAGGAGACTGGTGGTATGCCGCACCAATTACGGTGACAATAGCAGGAAAAACGGTCCTCTCGGTTAAATCCAGATTTAAACTTTACGGCGGCGGAAAATACAAGAAGACCGGAAGCCTTACCGTTACGCATAACGAAGACGGAAGCAAAACCGTGTCCATGTCGGTCAAGGCGGCCATTTATTCCGCCTCGGTCAATTGCACCGGTTCAGCATCCTACACCCTGAACAAGATCAACCGCTATGCATTAATCACAGCAACGGAGAACTTCACAGATGAAGGAAGCCCGACGATTACATTCAGCAACCCGGCAGGCGTCGAGATGGTCACGAACCTCAAGGCACGAATCAAGTGGACGACCACGGAGGCGGGACAGCAGGTAGAGCATGCGACGCCCTTCGAGAATATCCCGGAGGCGGACTGGGCCGGAGGCCAGCACACCTTCAACATTTCAAACGAAGACAGAGCGTCCATGAGATCAGCATCACCAACAGCAAACACGCTGGCCGTGACATACGACCTGCAGTCGACGATGCAGGAAACGGACTACCATGACACCAAAGCGGCCACGATGGAAATCATCAACGCCGCCCCGACACCCGGAGCGGTCAGCTTCAGGGAGATGAATGATGCCGTTTTCGCAATAACCGGAAATAGACAGACAATAGTACAACAGAAAAGCACCCTGCGGATCCATACAGAAGCCGCCACGGCGAAAAAGGCGGCCTCGATCGTTTCGTATAATCTGAACATCAACGGCAACGATTACACGCCAGACAGCTCGGGCAATGTTGAATTCATCCAGCCGGACGTCTCGGGAACATACACAGCGACCGTGACGGTTACCGACAGCAGAGGCAACACGGCCACGGCATCCGTTGACATCACCATACTACAATGGACACCGCCGGCGGCCGATATAACCGTAAATAGAAAAGATAACTTTTACCCTGAGACCATCCTCTACGTTGATGGCACCATTGCCACCATTCCCGGAAGCAACCTGACCATCACGGAGAAGCACAAAAAGAAGACGGATCCCGACACAGCATGGAGCACCCCGGCGTCCGTTCCAGATGCACAGGAGATGACCATCACGCTGGCCTCCGAGTTTGAGTGGGAGATCATCATCAGGGTAGCGGACGCCTTCACTTATACGGAATTCCCGCTGAGCGTAGGCCGAGGCATCCCGCTGAAATTCACCGACACCCGCCTGCATTCGTTTGGCATCAACGGCATGCCGGACGAAGAGGACCAGCTCTACGTAGGCGGAACCATCAAGGCAACCGGCAAGATTACAGCCCCCTCAATGTCGGTTCAAGATATTTCGAGTCAATACACAATTACCAAAACGAGCGGAAACGCAAACCTCGCAGAAGTAAAAGCACACAGGTGCGGAAACGTTATCACTATGCAGATAATGTTACGAGGAGCAGGCTCAAACTGGACAGCCGGCCATAATATATTTGTAGGAACGGTTACAGGCCCCCTACCAACCGTAGCCGTTAATGGATGCGGATATTACGACACCGCCTGCTTTATCGCCCGAATAAATAATGAAGGAGGGCTAACCTTCAGGTGGCTCGTGGAAACAAAATCAAGCGTGGCCACATCCCAGACCATCGTCGCAACACTTACATTTATAACAGCCGACTAAAGGAGGAGAACCGAATGGAATCGAACTACATCAACATAATTCCGGAGGGAGAGACGAAGACGTACAACGTCTCACAGAACGACAGCGGCCGGACCATCAGGAGCGAGCTGTTCGAAATGCCGATGGCATACAACCTAAACGGTTCCGAGATCATCAGGCTCCGCTATAGGAAGCCGGACGGCTCGGTCTCATCCATCGGAGTAGAGAACACAGAGAGCACCTATGTCGACATTACCCTGCCGGAAGAGATGACCGACCAAAAGGGAACGGTTTACTGCAAGCTCCGAGTAAACGGAATCGGAGCAAAGGCGTTTAACATAGAAGTAGAAGGGAGACCTTAATCATGGAAATTATCGACCTCGAAATGATACCCGGCGGCCCGAAGAAAATCTGCCACGCATCACAATACGATGACGGCCGAGTGATCAGGTTTAATTTAAAAGAAAACGGCCAGCCTATCGCACTATCAGGATCTGAAACCATTCAGGCGATCATCAGGAAGCCAGACGGAAGCGAGACAACCCTGAACATTGCGAACACATTCAGCACCTATGTTGATTTGATAACAGAAGCGGACACCTGCGACATTGCAGGCGTTAATCATTGCGAGATGAAAATCACGGAAGACGGAGAAGACCTCGGCTCCGGCAATTTTGACATGAAGGTAGAAGAGGACGCCTACGGCGGCGGAGACATCACAACCGGTGAAGCATCCGGAGAGATTGCGAGCTTTGAGACGAACATCAAGGATGACCTGATCGAATGCGTCTGCGAGATCAACCCCGAGCAGGACCTCCACGGCTACGACCACCCGTGGCCAGCAGGCGGGGGCAAGAACTTATTTAACGCAAGTGAAGATAATATCGTTGAAGGCTCGAACATTTGCACAATAAGCGGAAATGTTATCACAAACACGGGGGCAAACGCTTATGATGCGGTTCGATTTGAACAGCCGTTAAAAGACGGCAATTATGTATTGCACGCAAGCAATATATCAGCGAACGGAATACTTCAAGTTCAGTATTATGACGGCAGTTATCACGATTTAGGTTATATGTCTGCAAACTCGCTCACACTGACTTTTATAATGCCTGCAAATGCTACTTTGAGAATATCGCTTTATTCATCAGAAGCAGGCGGAATGAGCGTAACAGAGTTACAGTGTGAACTCGGTTTAACACCTTCGGCATACGAGCCTTACTCCAACATTTGCCCGATTTCCGGTTTCACGGGCCTGGACATCATGCGAGCATCCGAAGCGGAGAAGAGCCTCTGGCAGATTGATGACGAATTCAAGGGAAAGGTCGAATGGAACCAGCTGGCAGACAAGAACATCATCAGAGCAAGCGGATCAAGCGAAGGCCTTACCATTACCAACAACGGAGACGGATCCCTATCATTTACCGGAACAGCAACAAGTAGCAACTGGATTCTTTTAATAACAAATTATTTACCATCGGTAGAAAATCATAAATATTTAATAGATATTAATACAGATAATACTTTGCAAATAAGTGACGGTTACTATTTTAAAAATATAATCAACTGGAATCACGGAGGGCAGACAATAGGCCTATATGTAAAACCTCAAGCAAACACGGCGTACAACGAAAAAATATACATCGTTTGCATTGACTTAACACAGCTCTTCGGTTCGACCATTGCCGACTATATCTACAACCTGGAGCAGACGACACCCGGAGCAGGCGTGGCGTTTTTCAGATCAATTTATCCGGAGGAATACTACCCCTACGACGCAGGCACCCCGACGCACATCGGAGAAAGAGCCGGCGGCGTGAACTTCGGCCAGACGGTCTACGAAGGCGAACTCACCTGCAAGGATGGCAAGTGGCACTGGAAAGGAACACACGGTTATCATAGGGTTTTGAGCACTGATATAATTGGAGAATATCTCGACACTGATAATGGGCAATACCTTGCAAGATATACACCGTCTGACCCGCCTAAAAGGACAGGATCGCCAGCTATTGCAGGTGATGTTATTTCAAACATACTTACAAACAAAGACCAGGGCTTACTTTATAGAGACATAGGAAACAGCGTTTGTGTAATGGGTGACGCTGGCAGATTTAGGTTAACATTTGAAAACTGTGACACATTTGAAAAGATGCAAACATTTTTAACTAATAATGAAACAACTTTGTGTTACGAACTCGCCACGCCGATCGAAATCGACCTGACCGGAGACCAGGTGGAGACGATCATCGGAAAGAACAACCTCTACCACACGGCCAACGGAGAAACAGCCGTGAAGTTTTACATCCGGTCATGATATAATCAAAGCAGGAGGAGCAAGAACATGACAGACGCAAGCATCAGCGTGGCGTTAATATCCCTTCTCGGGACGATCATCGGATCCGGGACGGGAATACTTGTCGCCAACAAGCTGACCAACTTCAGGCTTGAACAGCTGGAGAAGAAAATCGACAAGTACGCCAATAATCAGGATGAGATTAAGGAACGGCTCGTGATTTGCGAGCAGAGCACGAAGTCGGCCCACAAAAGGCTCGACAGTTTGGTATCACAGCTAAGGATCCCGGAGAACCGGGCCGAAGGATAAAAGACAGACATCAGGAGGAAAAAACTATGGATTTATGGAGAAAACTATCATCAAGAAAATTCTGGATGGCCGTGGCGGCATTCATCACCGCAATATTTATTTACTTGAAGGTTGACATCGACACCCAGAAGACAGAGGCCCTGATCATGGCAGGCGGAGCGGTCGTCGCATATATCGTAGCGGAAGGCTTCGCTGACGGCATGCATGCGAAGAACGACACGGAAGATGAGGAATTCATCGAGGCAGAATCCGAGGATGAACCGAAGGACGGAGAAGAGACAGGCTTCGAGGACGAAGAGGAGGAGACCTGAGATGGCAGGGACAGCGGCGGATGCCGTAAAGAAGGCGAAAAGCTGGCACGGGCTGAAGGAAGGAAAACCCGTAGACAAGGCGATCATGGCTCCCTATAACAAACTCACGAAGAGACACCTGAAGTCAAAGCTCGTCGCTTGGTGCCGAATTTTCTCTTTGATGGCTCAAGTTTTGAGCGGCGTAAAGAAATTTTATTCGACATCAGGATGCAAGCAGGCCGTCGCTTGGTACAAAAAGAAGGGCCGCTGGAAGAAAAGAGGAGTCACCCCGAAACCGGGCTGGGAAGTTTTCTATCATTTCAAGAAGTGGGACAAGAAGAAAAAGAAATGGGTACGCCCAGCAGGACCGACGCACAGCGGCCTCGTTACCGCCGTCAACACTAAGACCGGTTACATGAAGGTCGAAGAAGGCAACAAAAAGAACGCCGTCGGCACCCGAATAATTAAATTCAAGAGCCTCGACGTTTTAGGCTTCGGCATCCCTTACTACAAATAACAGGAGAAAAGACAATGGCAACCGAGAAGAAAGAGACAAAGAAGACAACCGAGACAAAGGCGAAGACATCCAAAGCAAAGAAGACAGCCCCGGAGGTTGAGGAGATCGTCACAGCATCCGAGCAGGAGGAGAAGATCATCCCGGAGGAGGCCCCCGAGATCATCGAGAAGCCCGAGGAGCCGAAGACATACACCGTGAGAACTTCATCAAAGCTCAGGGTAAGAAAAGGCCCGGGCTTTGATTTCGAGATCATCAGGCACCTGAAGAACGGAACGAAGGTCACAGCCCTCGAGGAGATCAACAGCTGGGCCAGAATCGGCGAGAACGAGTGGGTCTGCATGGATTACTTGAAATAAATCAAGAAAACGGATAAAATCAAAGAGTCAACACATTTTTGTCATGAATGTGTCCACCTCGGAGAAGAGCCGCCAGCGATGGCGGCTTTTTTATTGCGATCACGGCATTTTTATAATTAAATCGTTGCTTTTTAGCAATAAAAGGAATATAATGTGAGTATCAAAAGAGGAGGACAAGATCATGGCACAGAAGAGAAGAGGCAGAAGAATTATTCTGGCATGCACCAAAGAGCAGAGGATCCCGCTTCACCTTTCAAACTTTATAAACGATCATGGCAAAGGCCACGAAGCGGCGGCATTATCCCTTAGAGTTTTTCTAATAGGATTACCGATGAATGCGGAGAAGATCAGCAAGGCCCTTAACGACAACCCGGACACCTACGGCAGGTACGAGCCCTACAGGTTTTTTAACAATGAGAACCAGATCGTAATCAAGCACACAGACTGGCTCGGAAACGAACACCTGATTTATATCACAGAAGAACCCTACAGGAGGACAGAAGCATGACAGAGACACAGGCAAAGCGGAAGCTCGAAGCGGCAAGGAAGACAGGAAGAGCCCGAATCTTCGACAACATCGACGGGACTACTTACGACCTCTGGTACCATCCGGAAGACAAGAGCTACAGCCTGACCTACAACGACGGCCACTACGAGCAGACGGTCACGGTAACCAGCAACCCGGAGAAGATCATCGACCTTATAATTGACTGAGAGGAGGACACTAACATGAAGATGACGATGACGGAATTCCTGAGCATGCCGAAAGGCATCAGCCTCGAGGAGTACAAGAGACAGCTTGCGGCCCAGAAGAGAAGAGACAGACGGATCAGGAAGCTCAGCGAGGAGGCCTACGACATCGAAGACGGCCTGAGCATTCTGCAGGATGAAAAGGGCTCGGAGAGATACATCAGGAAGGCCGAAAGGCTGAAAGCGATCAAGGAAGAGCTCAGGAAGCTCACAGCAGAAGAGAGGAGGACATGACATGGAGGCTTTGAACCTGTTCGGAATCATCATGGCGGCAGTTTTAGGATTTGCCGCCGGCATGATGTCGATTTACATCGTCCAGATTTACAGCGACTGGACGTTTGAACTCAAGGCGATCGACAGGTACCTCGAGGAGAAGCAAGAGACCGAAGACATCAGCGAAGACGAAGAGGAGGACTACGAAGAGGAGGACTACGAATGAGAGGCTGGTACATTAGAGACAGAGGAGACGAGAAAGAGTACGTCTGCAAGGCCTGCGGCAGGCATCAGGATGTGCCGTATGACACCTGCCCGGAATGCGGAAACAGATCAACGGAGGAAAAACGGCCCGAGTAATCGCACCAATGGAATCGAGCCGCACAATATAATATAATTATCAGGAGGACATCATCATGGAAAACAACGAGAACACCATCACCATGAGCAGGCTGGCATTTGAGAGGATGCAGGCAAAGGATGAGCGGAACGACCGATGGCGTAATATCATCATCGTTTTATTGATAACCCTGCTGGTCGCAACAAACGGAATGTGGCTCTGGGCTTGGAGCCAGTACGACTACACAGAAGAGAACACAACCGTGAGAGCCGACGGCGACAGCAATGCGAATTACATCGGAAGGGACGGAGAAATAAACAATGGCGGCGACAATAACCGTAAAACGGAGAGTAAGAAGGAAGAAGAACGGCCAGAGTAGAGGGATGAGAGTCAGAAGCAGGAGAAGATGAATGCGAGACCTTGACGACATCAGCAACACGGAGCTGGAGAAGGCAATCGATGAATGGATCCATTCAAAAAGGGACCGCCTGATTTTGAAGCTCCGGCTCATCGACGGCCTGACCTATCAGCAAACCAGCGACCTCCTCTACAAAGAGGAGAACATCATCCTATCAGAGCGACAAATAAAAGACATAGTGTACAAAGCCGAAGCGAAACTCTTCAGGCATATATAGCACGAAAACAGCACGAAAACAGCACGAAAAACGCCCCGGGACTTCATCGACCGGGGCTTTTTTAATTGCAAAAATTAAGGGCAGGAGGAACACCTCATGCCCTTTATATTTTTTAACCCGAACCCCAAAAACCAGAGAGTAGGCGACTGTGCCGTCCGAGCCATCAGCAAAGCGGTAGGCCAGACATGGCAGGATGCCTACATCGGTCTGTGTGCAGAAGGGCTGGTTTTTAAGGACATGCCCAGCTCGAACTACGTCTGGGGAAATTACCTCCGGAAATACGGCTTCGAAGAGAAGAACATCCCGTCCATTTGCCCGAACTGCATCACCGTCGCTCAATTTGCCGAAGATCATCCGAAAGGCCGGTACGTTTTAGCGACGCAGAGCCACGTCGTGGCAATACAGGATGGCGACTACTTCGACGCTTGGGACAGCGGGAACGAGATCGTTCTCTATTTTTTCAAAAGGGAGGCATAACAGATGGCCTATAACTATTACTTTCCTCAAAACTACTACCCGAACATGCAGATGCAGAACAGCCAGCCAGCGGTCGCAACATCAGGATCCGGCATCACATGGGTGCAGGGAGAGACAGCCGCCAAAGCATACCCGGTGGCGGCAGGGCAGTCGGTCCTTTTAATGGACAGCGAGGTCTCGGCTTTTTATATCAAGAGCACGGACCAGAGCGGGATGCCGCAACCCCTGCGAGTCTTCGATTACAAGGAAAGAACGACAGCAAAAACAGAGCCGGCCGTCGCACCATCCAGAAGTGAGGACTACATCAGCCGGAAGGAATTCGAGGACTTCAAGGAAGACATCACAAAAACGATTAAAAGCATCGAAGGAGGCGAAGGTTAATGCCGAATCCGTTATTTAATCAGCTGAACCCCGGAGCAGGAGCGGCAGGCAACCCGATGTTAAAAAGGCTGAACGATTTCCGGAAGACATTCAGCGGAGACCCGAAACAGACCGTCCAGAACTTACTCAACAGCGGAAGGATCAGCCAGACACAGCTGAACCAGTACGCCCAGCAGGCAAACGAAATATATAAAACGTTTGGCCCGTTTTTGAAATAGAAACCCAATAGATGCATCGAGGGAAATAAACAGAAGGGAGACAAAAACATGTCTTTAACAACAGGAGAAATGTCGGCGGCTGACCTTGCGGCAGTCGTAGGCAACAACAACAACGACGGCTTCGGCGGCACCGGCAATGGCTGGTGGATCATCCTCTTATTCCTTTGCCTTTTTGGCAACGGCGGCTGGGGCAACGGCATGAACGGAGGCGGATGCAACGGCGGAACCGGCGGACTTTATCCGTGGATGAATCAGGCCGAAATCACAAACGACGGCTTCAGGGATCAGATGATCAACAACAACATCACCGGAATCCGTGACAGCATCAACGGCCTGCAGACACAGCTCTGCAATTGCTGTTCAGACATCCAGATGAGCAACATGCAGAACGCCTTCGGCCTTCAGAACGCCATCAACAGCGGCGTAAACGGTCTTCA